GCGCCTGATGCACGGTGATATCCGCACTGTCGCAGACCAGAATCTGCACCGTCTCCTGAGCGGAGAGCACCTCAAACGCGGCGGTGTAATCCGCCGCAGTCCCCTCGTCCGCCACCCGCACGGCCACCACCGTGGACGCACCGTTGGCAAACAGCAGCCGTAAAATCGTGCTCATGCCGGGGGTTGCGTCCTCGCCGAACGCGGAGATTCCCGCGGCATAGTCCGTCAGTGTTACCGGCGTGTTCACCGTTCCCTGGACGGCTTTGGCCGCCACGCCCACCGTCTTGGCCGCCGTCCCGGAGGAGACCGCCGAGGATGCGTCATAGGAGGAATACACCCCCGGCCGCTCATGTAAAATTGTACTCACTGTCGCATCGTTCCTTTCAGAATAAAGTCCAGCAGGGTCCCGGCTTCCTCCCCGGATTCCGCCGTAAAGAACGCTTTGCACCGCAGCGTTCCCTTGCGCAGGAACATTCCGTTGCGCTTGTCCCAGGAGATTCCCTCCCAGGCCATCTCCTGCGGCCGAAGGCCGGAGGGCAGTCCGCCCAGCAGCACGTCGGCAGCCGTCTCCATGGTCTGCTCGCACGCGGACGCGGAGGGTGCGCGCATCTCCAGCAGGATTTTCGCGTCCATCTGCCAGCCATAGAGCTCTTTGATCTCGCCGGTCTCCGGGTCGGCGGCCTGTCCCAGATAGTTCCCCATTCCCGGGGCGCTCTCCGCCGCGGACTCCACATCCACCGCCGCCACGGGGCCGTCATACCGCTTTGCAATACCCTCGTAGGCACTCACCGCCGTGATGCCCGCATCCTGCAGCGCCGCGATCACGGCGGCGCAGATCTGTCCCAGTCCGTTCATACCGCCGCCTCCTTTTGCGGTGTCAGTGCCGCCCACCAGTGGGAGATTTCATCCCCGATCCAAACCGCCTGACTGTTTTGGACCATGTACGTATCACCCGCAAAGGCCACCGTATCCCCCGGCTCCACCTGTGCCGTGCCCAAATAAATCCACGTCCGGTCATCCACCGTCCCCAGAGGCGTCACGGCAAAGGGCGCTGTCTCTCCCGCGTCTCGTCCGCCCTGGAGGAACGCCCGGACAGTCCGGGCGTCCTCCTGCGCGTGAAAAACCGTCACTGTCTGTCCGTAGGCCGCCAGGATGCGCTCAAGAAGTGTGCTCATCCCCGCACCCCCCGGAAGGAAAAATCCGCCGTCCCTGTCCAGGGTGCCATCAGACGCTCCGCCTGCTCTGTCAGAACATTGGCGGCGGCGGAAACTTCCGCGCCGCTTCGGCGGCTGACGGATACCGCCCCGGCGGTGAAGCCGGACACCGGATCTCCGCTCCGGCCCGCGATCAGGCCCGCCGCGGCGCACAGCGCCGCGGCACAGATCAAAGCCTCCTGACAGTCGTCCGCCGTCACGTCCTCCCGCAGCCGGTTTTCCCACTCTTGTATCCAAGCCGCGCACAGCATCTGCAAAATGGCCTCTTCCTCGCTCCCGGCCCCGGTCAGGATTTTGGCCGCCGCAAGCGCTTCCGTGCTCAAAATCGTCTCATCCGCCATCTGCTCACCGCCCTTTCTCCCAACTCCGGGTTATTCCGAAACCTTCAGCACCTTGGATGCCTCGGGGAACAGCTTGGCGAAACCGGAGATGGAGGTAATGGCCGCGCGTTCCAGCTGGCGGTCGATCAGCTTGTCATACTCCACGGTGACCTCGCTGCCGCTGATCTGCTCCAGCGCGTAGCCCTTGTCCAGACCGATCAGGGTGCCCGCCGGCATAGCCGAGGTGCGCAGCAGCTTGGCGCCAAGGGGGGTGGTCAGCGTGCCGGTACCCTGGAAATTGAGACCCGTCAGGGGATTCTGGAATTCGGGCAGGCGCAGCAGCTGGAGCATCATATCCCCGGACACCAGCATGGTGTTCATGGTGTAAGGATCGAACCGGCCCCAGAAATCCAGCAGCGCCTCGTAGCTCAGCGTACCCGCCGTGCCGGAGATGGGATCGGTGCCCACGGTGAAGCTTTCGGCGGCGTTGGCGTTGCCGTCGCCGTCTTTCAGGACAGAGATGGCGTCCTGCAGGTGCATCCGCCCGATATAGGCGCCGATCTGACGTAGAGTGACAGAGAACAGATCCAGGCGCTGGAAGCGGATGGCCTCGTAAGATGCCACCAGCATCCTGCCGCGCTTGTGCAGGCGCACCAGATTCTCCTGGGTGCGGATGGAGGTGGAGGGAATCACGCTGCCCTCCTCCACGCGGCGCAGGGTCTTGTCCTCCTCGGAGGGAACGGAGGCGATGGAACGGTAGTCCATGCCGTCGAAATTGGTTACTGTGGCGGTGATAGCGGGCAGGATGCTCTCTTCCTCCATGCCCTGGTGCACCACGCGGGAGACAAACTCCGGGAACAGCACGGCGGAGTCGGTGGTGTGGAAAAACTTCTCCACCATGTCGCTGCCCGCGCCCTTGACCTTGATGTCAAAGCGCTTGAGCTGGCGCTGGAAGGCGTCCAGCCCCTCAGCGGCGGTGCCGCGGTACTGCTCGCTGGGGTCCAGTTTTTCCAGTGTCTGGGCAAAGCTGCGGCCCGCCTGACCGTACATGCCCTTTTCCAGTTTCAGATTTTCGTAATGATATGCCATATTGTTTCTCCTCCTTACAGTGCAAACGTGACCGTATTGGCACCGGTGTCCACATCGGCCACCAGATATGTGCGTCCGGCGGCGTCAGCCTGTACGCCGCCGCTGCCGTCGGCAGACAGGCCGGCATAGCCCGGAGCGGGCGCCGTGCCCGTGTACCCGGCTGTGATAAAGCCGCCCAGCTGTACGCTGCACGCGTCGCCGCCGCGGCCGAGTGAGACCACCTGCCCGCAGAATTTGTCGCCCGCGGCGCAGACTGTCACCTCACCGTTTCCGCTGATTTTCACCAAATCCCCCTCCTGCACATCGGCGCAGGTGAAGGTGGCCGCCCACTGGCCAATGCCCTCAAAAGAAATACTCATGTGTTTCCTCCTTTATAAAGTCTGGACCATCCGGGCTGTCACACCCGGAACAGCTCCCCGTTTTCCTCTCCGGCCTCCCCGTGGATTTCCCGCAGCTGCACCGGAAACAGCCGCGCCGTTTTGGCCTCGTACACCCGCTTGAGTTCCAGCAGCTCCGGCTCCTCCAGCTTTTCGGCGATTCCACGGAACACCTCGCCGTCCAGCCGCTCGTCGCTCAAAAGCGCCAGACGCACCACCTCCCGGCGCAGTCCCGCCAGATAGTTGCGCCCCAGCTGAGCCTGCTTCTGCAAAATCTCCCAGGCATCCCGGAATTCCTTGCGCTGTCCCACGTACTGTTCCAGCTGTGCCGCGTCCTGGCCGAATCGCTTCATCACGCCCGCCTGCCGCTGGGCGGGCACGGCCACAAAGGACCACTCGTAGGCGTCCGTTGGCTCCCGCAGTTCGGTGTAGCAAAGCCTGCCGTTGTAGATCTCGCCCTTTGCGTGGGCGCAGGTACCGCTTTCCTCCCCGCAGATGGAGCACAGGCTTCTGGCCACGCTGCACCCCACGGAGACCTCCTTTTTGATGCCGGCCTCGATCTCCGCGATCAGGTCGGCGTTTTTTTCGCTCTTGAGCAGATATGCCCAGCCCTTGAGATAGCAGTACCCGTCTCCCGCCGCGGTCTTGGTCTCCGGCTGGTGTACCAGTTCCGTGCGGTAGATGCGTGCCGTCTGCCCCTGGGCCGACCACTGGTGGTCAAAGATGCCGCTCTTGCCCACAAACAGGTCCCCCAAGGCGGAGAGCGCCTGCTCGTCGAAGCGTTCAAAGTCCCGATCCACTTCGTTGTCGCACAGCCGCACGGCGAAGGTGTATACCTGCTCTGCGGTCAGCGCTGTTTTGGCAAAGCGGTTGATCGCCTCCAGATCCGCCTCGTCGGCGGCGCACTGTTCCGCCGCGCCCAGTTCCTTTCGAATGTCCATGTCATTCCCCCTGTTCCGATTTGTCGTTTTCCAGCTTCAGCTTGCGCGCCTGCTCGCGGTAGAGGGCAGCCTTGGCCTCCTCCACCTCGTCCTGCAGATTGATATCTTCCCAAACCACCTCAAAGGGGCATCCGTACCCGTGCATCCGCAGCCACAGCCGGCAGATCCGCTCCATAACGGGGGCCAGCGTGCGGCGGATAGCGGTGATCTCGGTGGTCAGCATGTCGGCCTGCTGAGTACTCATTCGCTCGGTGGAACTCCAGTTCAGGCCCAGCAGAAACGGCGGAATCCCCGTTTTGGCCACCACCTGTTCCAAAATCTGCCGCACAGGCACCTCGCTGTCCATGATGGGGCTGTCGGCTCCGATGACTTTGATCTCCACGTCGCCCACGGCCACGAAGTCCCGGACACTGCCGTTTTTGGTGCTCTGCATGGCGGCGGACCACTCCTGCGCCAGCTGCCGGCTGCGCTCGGCAGCCTGACCCCGACCGTCCTCACCCGGCTTGCTGGTAACGGCGAAGCGGATGTTGCCACACCGCTCCCAGTTGACGCCCAGCGTGTGGTAAATCTTCATCAAGATGTCGGTGAGAAACGGCATGGACCGCAGCAGCGACACGCCGTAGGGGCTGTCCGTCTCCGGGTTGAAGGGCGTGAACACCAGCAGCTCCTGCCGGGGCAGGGGCGCAATTCTCCCCCGCTCGTCCGGCCCGCAGATGGTAAAATCCAAAGGGTTGTCACCCTCTCGGATATCAATGCTCTCCGCCCGTCCGCACAAAAGGGCGGCGATGTCACGGCCCCCGGCGGCAGGGACGATCTCTCCGATGGCCCGCCCGCAGGTAAGCAGGGAATCGAGATAACAGTCCACAAACGCGTTGATGCCGTACTGTCCTCTCCCGATGGGCACCGTCCGCAAAAAGGTCTGCAGCTCCCGTTCCGCCTGCGCGTCCCGGCAGACGGCGTTCACACCTCCCACCATGCGGATCAGCTTGTAGATTGCGGCGTCCACCACCGGCACGCCCTCCCGGATCGCCCGATAAAGCCGTATCTCCCCCGTGCGCAGAGGGACATACCCATCCAGTACACCGAAGGGATGGTGTTCCCCGTCCCGCAGCTGCACCGCCGGAGGTGCCGCCGCTTTTTGCCGTTTTTTCCAGAAATCCATTGCACCCTCTCCTTTTTGTCTGCCGCGTCTCACGCGGCTTTTCCCGTGATCGCTCTCTGGCTTACGCTCTGCGCTCTACCCAAGTGGCCGCAAAGCTCTCCGTCTCCCCGGCCACGCTCATGGCGAAGTAGCGCAGCTCGTCCATAGCGTGGTCGTTCTCTTTCTTGGGAGCGTCCCGTTCTCCGTCCTGCCAGCAGTACAAATCCATCTCCCGCAGGCAGTCGGCACAGTTCTCGCAGATCACCAGCCGCTTACTCTTGAGCAGGTCCGCCGTCACCCGGATCCCATCCAGCACGTCGTTGTCCGCCTTCTGCACAGAAAATCCCGTCTGCCGCAGGGCTTGAATAAAGCTGGCCGCCGACGGGTCTGCCACCACCTGCCGGATTTTTCTGCCGTTTGCCAGGGCTTTCAGATCCTCCACATATTCCGCGTCGGTTTTCTGCCGCCCCTCCAGCCGGGAATTGTAGTAATACTCCTCCAGCCGGTACCACACGCCGTCCCGCAAG